GTATCCTTGGAAACATTAAGACTCCATCCTGTTGTAGACGCAATAGCAGCAGTTGTTCCTGTTGCGTTCTTAAACTTTACGGAGCCTTCTTCGCCACGATAGAAAGCCATGATCTAAAATAATAAAAGACTATCTTCAATAGTCTAACTGGTACTGCCTACTTTTTCAGCCTTTTTTGTAGAAGGTTTTGATTTATTTGCTATATATTGAGCACATCTGGGATCCCATAACGCAGGATTTCTTTTCCCCTTTACAGCTTCCACTGCATCTAGCTGTTCTTTCGTTAAATCCATTGTTTTAGTAAATCCTATACCCAGTTTGCCCTAAAGTTTCAGGTTTTGCCAAATTGAACTGTTGTAAACATAAATAACCGAAAGCGTCAAAAGCATGATCAACACCAAGGTTTTTATTAGGTAGGCCTGTATTCGGTGCATACGTCAAAGTCCTTAAAGACTTAATTAATTCCTTACATCTTGGATGAATAATTGTTCTTCTATCTCCATTCGCATCTAATAACGCAGTATTAACAGCCGTAATTTTATCCCTTATCTTCCACGGCGCACGTGGACTCGAAACATTAAA